ATGTTTTTTTGACAACCTTTACACATGAACATCGAAACCATCGCGGTCTCCGAGCTCTCGCTCGATCCGTCGAACGTCCGCAAACACTCGCGGCGCAACCTCGACGCGATCAAGGCGAGCCTGCGCAAGTTCGGGCAGCAAAAACCAATCGTCGTGGACGCCAAGGGCATCGTCTTGGCCGGCAACGGAACACTCACGGCGGCGAAGGAACTGGGATGGACCGAGATTCAAGCGACGCGCACCGAGCTGGCGGGCGTCGAAGCGACGGCGTTTGCGATTGCGGACAATCGGACGGCGGAGTTGGCGGAGTGGGAGGAGGACAAGCTCGCGCAGGTGCTTCAATCGCTGAAGGTCGAGGACGCGGATTTACTCGCGGCGACCGGCTACGATGACGCGGAGGTAGATAAGATGGTCGGGGCTGAAGTCACCGAGGACGAGGTCCCAGAACCGCCCGCCGAGCCGATCACGAAGCCGGGCGACTTGTGGCTGCTCGGAGATCACCGGCTGCTCTGCGGCGACTCGACCAACATCCAGCACGTTGAGCGGCTGATGGCTGGGGCGAAGGCGGACATGGTTTTCACCGACCCACCATACAACGTAGCAAGCGAATCAAAGAATTTCGCAAAAGATGTATCGAGTTCAATGAATGAATTAAGCAATGCAAACTGGGATAAGGGTTTCATCATAGAGCCAGCGTTAGATAATATCAGAATTTCAGTATCTAGAAATTCCACCATTTACATTTGGACGAGCCAATTTCTTATCGGCAACATTTGGGCCCATCTCGATAAGTGGTGTGATTACACGAACTATTGCGTATGGACAAAGCCAAACCCAATGCCAAGCCTATCGAAAAGGCATTGGACTTGGGCTACCGAGCTTTGTGTTTACGGAAGCATAGGCAGCAAAAGGGTCGTGAATTTTCCATCCGATGGACACGCTTTGAACTGGTGGGGCGATGTTAAGAAATCCGACGGAACACACCCAACGCAGAAGCCGATTGAAATTTGCAAAAGGCCAATCCTATTTTCTTCTACTGCTGGCCAGATTGTTTTGGATTTATTCCTCGGGTCCGGTTCAACCCTCATCGCCGCCGAGCAACTGGGCCGCAAATGCTACGGCATGGAGATCGCACCAGCCTATTGCGACGTCATCGTCAAGCGCTGGGAGAACCTGACCGGCAAGAAGGCCGTGCTTGAAAACCGGATACAATGACCGACCCCGAGCAGTCACCGAGCGAAATCCTCGCGCGCCGCAACGTCCAAAACATCGCGACGAAGCTGAAGGCCGGCAAGACGCTGACGACCTCGGAGCGCAAAGCGCTCAACGATTTCCAGACCGGCCAGCTCGACGGCTGGGCGAAAGACACCTCCGCGCTCGCCCGCGAACTCGGCCTTTCGCGCCAAGCGATCTATGACGCCCGCAACCGCTTCCCTGACGCGCCAAAGAAGCACGAGGACGGCAAGCGCGAGAACCTCGCGGCGTGGCAGGAGTTCGTTGGTGCGAAGCTCATCGGCAAGGACGTGGGCACGCGAAACCTCGCCGACCTCAAAGCCGAACTGATGCGCGAGCAAATCCGCCTCGCCCGCTCCAAGAACGAGCGCGAGTCCGGAGACGTCATCGACCGCGAAGTGGTCGAGGCCATGCTCGTGACCCTCGGCCAGAAGCTCAACCTGCTCCTCCGCCTCAAGCTCGAGGTCGAGCTTGGTCCGCGCGGCGTCGGCATGAACGCGGCGGAACTGAACGTCGAGGGCGGCGTGATCCTTCAGGAAATCCGCGAGGTCATCAACGCGAACATCGCGACGTTCGAGGGTGAGGCGCTGGATCGGTCGCGGGACGGGAAAGCGCAAGCGTGAAACCCATGCCGCGCGTTCAGGTCATCTGCTTTTTCTACAACGAGGAAACGCTCGCGCGACTCTTCGTCCAGCACTACGCGTGGGCGGACGAGATTCTTGCCGTCGTCTCAAAGTCGTCAGACCGGACTCGCGAGTGGCTCGAAGCTGCGCGCAACGTGCGCGTGATCGACTTCGAGTTTCCTGCGGGGATGGATGACCGAATCAAAACCGATACGGTCAACGCGCTACTTTCCGAGCGTTCGCCGTTCGAATGGAAGATCGTCGTGGATGCTGACGAGTTCATCTGGCCGTGGAAATGCGTGCCGCCGCACGACTACCTCGCGAGCGTTCCGAGCCGCGTCACCGTCGTCGAAGCGCGGATGCGAAATGTCTTCCGACATCACTCCGAGGCTGACCTTGATCTCAACCGCCCGCCCGTGCCGCAGCGAACGCACGGCGATGCTGACAACCGGTCCGAAGGAAATCGACCCTACCAAAAGCCGATCGTGATTCGATCCGGCTTCGGCGTTCTGCTCGACCTTGGTAACCATCGGCAGAGAGGCGGAACCTTCGATCACTCGTTCTGGTTTGCGGGCGCACACTGGCAAAACGCTGACCCATCGTTTGCGGTTCTGAGGCGCACGCGAGATCGCAGAGACCGGCAGAGCGCGGAGAACATCGCAGGCGGCTACGGCTTGCAAAATCACCGCGTGACCGAGGACGAAATCCAGCGACTTTGCGACGCTCGCAGGAACTGCCCACAGATCATTAAGACGTGACCGCCTCCGACCTCCTTTGCGCCAAGCTGCGCCTGCCGCAGCCCGACCTATCGCCGATTTACGAGTGGGCGCGCAAGCACGTTGTCTTGCCCGAGTCCTACGCGACCCCAGGCCCCTTCAACGTGAGGATCTCGCCGTGGCTCATCCCGATCTTCGACGCGCTCCAAAATCCGCTCGTGCGCCGCGTGCACTTCCGCAAGGCCGTGCAAATCGGCGGCACGCTCGTCGCTGACATCTGGGTGCCGTGGCTGATCGCCAACGACGCCGGACCGATCTCGTGGACGATGCAGACCGACGAGATGATCGACCGGCACGCGAAGAGCCGCCTCAACCCGATCTTCGAATCCTGCAAGCCGGTGGCCGCGATGCTCCCGAGAGTCGGGCCGAACCGGACGACGACAGAGATTTATTTCGGCGGATTCTTTTTCCTGCTCAATCCCGCGAACCTTTCGTCGCAGCAATCGCAGTCCATCCGCTACAAGATCAACGACGAAATCTGGCTCCCGAAGTGGCAAGAGGTGTATGGCCACGCCGTCGCCCGCGTCTCACGCTTCGAGGAAGTCGGACGCAGCAAAATCTACAACACGTCGCAGGCGCCGATCATGGACCTCGAGACCGGCAACGTGGAGGACACGAGCTACCGGCAGGGCAACCAGCAGGAGTGGAGCACCGAGTGCCCAGCGTGCCACAAGGTTCATCCGCTCGCCTTCGCGCTGGAAAAGAACGAGGAGACGGGACTGCGGGGCGGCGTGGTCTGGGATGCAGCGGCAAAGCGGGATGACGAGACGTGGGACGTGGCGCGGGCGGTCTCCTCGTGCCGGTTCCGTTGTCCTCATTGCGGCCACGAGTCGCCCGACACCGACACGACGCGCAACGCATGGAAGCGAGCGGGGCGCTTCGTGCCGATGAACCCAGCGGCGCCGCCGGAGATTCAGAGCTTCCGCGTGGAGGCCGTCGTGAGCCGCCCGATGCATCTCCTCGTCGATGAGTTTTGCGAGGCCGACAACCACCATATCCGGCAGGGCGATGACAAGATGAAGATCGAGTTTAGGACCAAGCGTGAAGCCCGCCCGTGGGTCGTGGAGAAGAAGGTGGTCAATCTCTTCGTGCAGAAGTCGGATTACACCGTCGCGCAGTTCAGCAACGGCGAGGGCATCGAAGGCGAGGTCATCCGCTTCATGTCGATCGATCGCCAACAAGACCACTGGTGGGTTGAAATCGGCGCGTTCTCCTCGGCAACGGGGCCGACCTACAAGCAACTTTACTTCGGGCGCATCGAGACGCGCGACCAACTTCGGCAGATGCAGCACCGCTACAAGGTGCAGGACGCGTGCGTGGCTCAAGACCGAGGCTATCGACCGGCCGACGTGGACCGGGATTGCGCCGACTTCGGGTGGCGCGGGATGCGCGGGCACGCGCGGAAGACCTGGACGATGCGGGACGATGCGAGTGACAAGATGATTAACTTCCCGTTCTCCGAGCCGCGCACCAGCGACTACCGCGGCGGGGATGTCTTTTATTACGACTGGTCGGGCGACTACTTCAAAGACCTCCTCGCGAACGCGCTTGAGGCCAAGGGTGACCTGAAATGGCTCCTACCTGCCGACGTGAATCCGCTCTATCTGGAGCACCTGCGCGGCGAGTCGAAGGTGGAAATCCGCACCGGCGTCTGGGAGTGGCGCGAGGTCAAAAGCAACGCGCCGAACCACGGGCTCGACACGTCGGCGATGATGCTTTGCATGGCGACCATTGCGAACGTGGTCCGATACACGCCGGCCAAGGAGTAGGCGCAAAAAATCAAAAACATGGACTCATTTTCGCTCGAACATTGCGCGCAAATCCAAGCTCCTGCGCCGCCTATTTGTCGCGCTACCGGCACACTCGACCTTCGTCTCGCTGACTGCATGGACGTGATGCGGGAGTTTCCTGACAAGCACTTCAACCTGGCAATCGTGGATCCGCCCTACGGGATCGGGCGCGACGGCTCGGCGCGCACGACAAGCAGCCACGGCGGGAGAAAGGCGCACGACTTCAAGGGGTGGGACGCATCGCCCCCAAACGCGGAATACTTCGCGGAACTCTACCGCGTGAGCAAAAATCAGATAATCTGGGGCGCGAACTACTACCCGCAGCACCTGCCGCCAAGCATGGGGTGGGTATTCTGGGACAAGGGCCAGCGCATCTGCAACAGCGACGGCGAACTCGCCTTCACGTCATTCGATCGTGCTCTGCGCGTGGTGACGATGAACCGCGTCGAGCTACTAAAAGAAGGCACGATCCACCCAACGCAGAAGCCGGTTAAACTCTACCGCTGGCTTCTGGAAAACTACGCCAAGTCCGGACAGAAGATCCTCGACACTCACCTCGGCAGCGGTTCCCACGCCATCGCCGCCCACTACTTCGGCGCACACCTGACCGCGTGCGAAATCGACGCCGACTATTACGCCGCCGCTATGGCACGCATCAAACGCGAGACCGCGCAGATGGCCCTCGTCTCCTAGTAACAGACAAGCCGAGTTTGACGTTTCGAGCAGTGGTATGCTCGACAACCCATTTCTCGGACTGGACACCGCCACGCTCACGGCGCTCAAGACCAAGACGATCGACGCGATTCAGGCCGTTCTCCTGAACCAGAGTTACAGCTTGAACGGGAAGAGCGTGAGCCGAGCGGACCTGAACGCGCTGAACAATATGCTGGGGAATTTGCAGGACGCATTGACGGACGCGGCGGGCACGTCCACGGATACGACCTTCGTGAGCTTCACCGGCAACTGACATTATGGACACCGACCTTTTCGACGCGTCAAAACTGATCGCCCAGAAACCGTGGCTCGACCGCGCGCTCGAAAACATCGCGCCGACGTGGGCGTTGAAGCGGCTGGAGGCTCGCGTCGCGAAGTCACTTTTTGAATACAACGCGGCGAGGACTAATCGGCTCTACGCTCCGAAACAATACGCGCAGCCAGCGGAGTCGTCGCAGAATCAGCGTGATCGAGTAGTGATGATGTATGAGGCTCAGGACTTGGTGCAGAATTTCCCCGAGGCTCGCGAAATCTCGCGCAAGTTCGGAACCTATCTGACGCCAAACGAGTACTCACCGACGACGGGTGACCGAGACTACAACCAGCAAATCAGCGACTACTTCCACGCGTGGTGCAAGACGTGCGACGTGACGAACCGGCACAGCTTCAAGAAGCTCGTGCAGCTCGCCGCCGAGGAGCGACCAGTGGACGGCGATTGCGGATTCGTGATCCGTCGCAGCGGAGAAGGGCTCAAGCTCCAACTCGTGCCCGCGACGCGCATCGGCAATCCAAATGACACGGCGTTCGCCTCGAACAATTACTTTCAAGGCATCATCACGAACGACTTCGGTCAGCCAGTAGCCTATCGGATTTATCGCGTGACGCGTGACGGCGTTTACTTCGGAGCGGAGGACATTCCGGCGAATCAGTTTTGTCATTACATGGACCCATTTCGGGTGGACCAGTACCGCGGTATCACAGATTTTCACGCCGCGATTCAGACCGCGCGGATGCTGCACGACATCCTGCAAGCGGAGAAGGCGGGCGTGCGCTTTTCCTCGCAACAGGCGGCGCTTATCTTCAACGACCGTGGCGTCGCGAATCCGCGAAACCTCTTCCAGCCAAATCCCGCGCTATCGCTCCCGAACGGGCAGCAGCAGAAGAACGAGCTCACCGAGGTCGGCATGATTCGCTATTTTCAGAACTCCGACCGCGTCGAGGTGATGCCGTCGCGGCCGTCGCAGGCGTTCACTGGCTTCGTGCAGCATCTCATGCACGAGATCGCTCTCGGCGTCGGCGTGCCCGAGGGCGTGCTGTTCGGCACTCAGGACTACAAAGGCCCAAGCGTCCGCGCAGAGTTCGCCGCAGCCGACCGAGTCTTCACGCGTCAACAAGGCGTGCTCACCGACAAGGTTCTCGACCCAATCAAGGACGCCGTGATTCTCGACGCCATCGCGCGCGGAGAAATCCCGCCGCCTCCGCTTCTGGCGGGCGAGACGATGGTGCACGCGTTGCGTCGCGCGACGTCGGGCGAGTGGCGCTTTCCCGCAAAGCTCTCGATCGACGTGGGCCGCGAGAGCGCCGCGAACATGAACGAGAACCGGCAGGGCGCGAAGTCGCTGCAAGAAATCGCAGCGGAGGAAGGCACGGACGCCTTCACGCGGCTGGAGCAGATCGCGATTGAGGCCGCCTACGTCAAGCAGCTCGCCGAGAAATACGGCGTGCCAGAGACCGCGATTCGGCTCACGACGAACTCTCTTCCAAGCACGCCGGCAGCCGCGGCAGCCGCGGGCGACGCGGTGGGCGTCAGCGCGGCGGAGGCGCAGGCGGCGAGCGTGGCACCGGCACCGGCTGAACCCGCACCGGCTGAACCTGTCGAGCAGGTCGAGAACAGCGCAAACCTCGTCACGATCAACTTCGCCGACGGCAGCTACATCCCGACGCAAGCGATGGCCGACAACGCTCGGCGCGCGCTTGAAATTCGCGAGAAGAAGCCGATGTCGCAGCGCGGCATGACGAGCGTAGGCATCGCGCGCGCTCGCGATCTCATGAATAAGCGGCCGATGTCGGAGGACACCGTGCGGCGCATGAAGGCCTTCTTTGACCGGCACGAAGCCGACAAGCAGGGTTCGACGTGGAGCGAGCAGGGCAAGGGCTGGCAGGCGTGGAACGGCTGGGGCGGTGACGAGGGCTACTCGTGGGCCACGGCGATTGTCGAGCGGCTGAACAAGGCGCAGAACAAGAAGTCTCTCGCGGTATCATCAGAGCAAGTACAGCATCACTTCGCGCTCAAGACTCCGCTCGGTTCTGCGGACTGGCTGGACGCCGTGCAGCAATACCGCGCGAAGCAGCTCGGCGTGATCGAGCAGACAAAGCAGAGCGTCATCGGCGGCCGCAGCATCATCGAGCTTGCGACGAAGAAGTACGAGCTGCCGACGCCAAACGCCGATGAAGATCACGGCGACTTCATGACGCGGTGCATGGCCGATCCGGTCTCGACCGCTGAATTTCCAGACGCGGAGCAGCGCAACGCGGTCTGCATGAAACAGCACGAGGGGCACTTTGCAAAGGTCGGCGAGCGGGGCGCAATCGTTGCGTCGGACAAAGCACCGAAGTCGAGCACGCCGAACAAAGACCCGCAGGGCGAGGGCACCGCGAAGGGCGATGCGTCCAACACTCGCGGCGCAGTAGTCGCGAAGGATGTCGAGGAGACGCTGCAAACTAAGGCCGATGACTTCAACGAGAAGCACAAGGCGAAGCTCGGATACGGTGTGACCATCGGCCAACTCAAGACCGTTTACCAGCGCGGGCTCGGCGCGTTCACCGGCTCACATTCGCCGACCGTTTCCTCGGCGAAGCAATGGGCCTTCGCTCGCGTCAACGCCTACCTCTACCTCCTGAAAAACGGACGCCCAGAGAATCCAAAGTACACCACCGATAACGATCTTTTGCCGAGCAAGCACCCGAAGGCTGGGAAATAATCACATGAACGATACGCAATTCCAAATCGACCACCTGATTGAGCTGGCAGTCCTCCAGCGCGCCGAGCTGAAAACGCTCGTCGATTCGATGCCGCAGCTTCGCGACCACCTGTCAGAAGAAATCGAGCGCAACCTCGAAGAAGCTGAGCCCGCGATTCGCTCCGAGCTTGAACAGCTCGTCATCGCGCGCGCGAAAGACGCGCACGCGGAATCGAGCGCGACGCTGAACGCGAAGATTGAAGAACTCGCGAAGGCACTCGAAATCACGACCGCCGCAAAATACTCCGTGCTCATGGCCGAGCGCGCCGAGAACGTGAACCTGCTGGCAAAGGCCGAGGCGCGCATCGAGGACGCCGCGTCAATGCTCTCGCACGCCGTGAAGGAAATCGTCACGGACGAACTCTCGCGCTTCCCTCGCGCTGGCGAAATCGACCAGCTTCGCAAGGAGTTCGCCGAACCGCGCGGGCTGAATCCTCGCGGGCGCTGGATGCCTGACGAAACCTATCAGCGGCTCGACCTCGTCACGATCAACGGCGACAGCTTCGTCAGCAACATCGACGGCAACCGCGAGCGGCCGAGCCGCACGGCTGGCGATTGGACTCTCAGCGCAGCACGCGGCAACGGTGGCGGCGGTGGCGGAGTCACCACGATGACCGACCTCGTGCCGGTGCCCACAGACGGGCAGCTTCTGATCGGCAATGGCGCCGCGTTCGTGAACAGCACGCTCACCGCTGGAACGGGCATCTCGATCTCGAACGGACCTGGCTCGATCACGATCAACGCGACCGACGGCAACATCACGCTCGACGACGGCACGGCGGCGGCGCCCTCGCTCAACTTCACGAGCGACACCAATACCGGACTTTACCGGCCAGCGGCGGACACGGTCGGGATCGTCGGCGGCGGTCACGACATCGTGCGACTGACGGACGTGGCGAGCGCGACGGACTACCTTGAAATCAAGAACGCGATTGGCGTCGCCACGCCGCTTCACGTTCTGGCGTCGGGTCCGAGCACGAACATCGGGATGCACCTGCAACCCAAAGGCAGCGGGCTCCTCACCATCAGCGACGGCACGGACTTCAACAAAGGCATCCGCTTTCGCAGTTCTTCCAGCTCCGCGAGCGCGATCACGTTGCTAGATGCCGTCTCGACTGCGGGGCGCGTCATCACGCTGCCGGACGCCACAGACACGCTCGTTGGTAAGGCCACGACGGATACGCTCACGAACAAGACACTGACGAGCCCGACGCTGACTGCGCCGGTTCTCGGCACACCCGCGAGCGGCACGCTCACCAACGCCACCGGACTCCCGCTGACCACCGGAGTCACCGGCACGCTCGCCGTGACCAACGGCGGCACCGGA